AGGTCTATCATATCGTAATTAAAATGACCGAAACTATACTTTAATCAAGGAGGTCCTAAATGGCTGAAAAAGGACAAGTAAAGATTACTACAGCTAAACCTATTGTTGGTAAGAAAGTATTTTACTTTATTCAATCAATCCACGCTGAAAAGGGCGACGGAGCTCTCCTGCCTGCGTACCGTACAGACGGAACTACAACGCTTGGTGGGGAATATCAAGACGAACAAACTCAACAAGGACGTTTGCTTGAGAAATCAAGTGATGAGCACTCAATCGAATTGACTCAATACTTCGCACCAATGGATCCGTCAGTAAAAGTAATTTTGGACGCACAAGCGACAGGAGAATCAATCAAGATTTGGCGCGTCGTTGTTGACGAAAGTGTCAAAACTCAAATCGGTGAAGATCCAAATAAAAAGGATGCTTATCCTGCTAAGTTTGGATACGCTAAAATTACTGATGATGTCGAATTTAACGACGGAGTAGAAGAGTTTGTTGAGTTATCATATACTGCTGGCGTTGTAGGGCGCTTGCAAGATGGTAAATTCCCGCTTTCTGCTGAGGAATTGGCTGTGTTGAACAACATCTACGCTTACCAAAACCCAGGTGAAACAACAGGCGACTACGACAACATCCAACGCTAAATTTTAGAAAGGTGGCTGTCATAGGTCGCCTTTTTATTTTGTATAAAAGGAGAAAAATCATATATGGAAATTAAACTCGGCAATAAAATCATCGAAATTAAATTTGATTACCGTTTAATGTTTAAAATCGACAAAGAAATGGCAACAAAGGATGAGAATGGCCAATCTTCAGGAAACGGAGTTGGAGCTCTCTTTTTCAAGATTGTGAACCGTGATGACCAAGGGATTGTTGACTTGATCCAATTTTGCGGGAGCAAAAAAGGAAAGGCGGTAACTGAGGACGAGGCGTTATCAGCAATTGAGGATTACTTCGAGAATGCAGAGTCAGACGATCCGCAAGAAGAACTGTTTAAAGAAATTGAAACAGAGATGGTACAATCAGGTTTTTTCAAGAAGAAGATTTTGAAATATATCGAAAACATGAAGTTAGGGAAGGAATTGGCAGAGAGTCAAGCCAAAGACAACGACCCGACAGCAATCGCACAGGTCAAAGCGATTTCCGAAATTATTGGAAAGATGGAAAGCGTAGTGTCTTAACAGAATGCGCTAAACTTGGCCTTACAGACCAAGAAACAATTTTAAATTGCAACAAGTGGGAATTAGAAGCAATTCAGGAAGGCCTTTACTACAAACAAATCGAGTTGCGAGAGGCTTTATCTGGTTTAGCGGTTGAAATGCGCTACGCACTAAATGCTAAGAAGATGGATGCCAAAAAGCTTAGCAAGAAGAAGGATAAAGAAGCCATTCGAAGAGCTTTCAATAAACCTACAAAACAAGAAATCAAGAACAAAGGTGAATTCGTGGCTATGCTTGAGAGAGCTAGCCAGATGTTTGCCAAAAGAAATTAAAGTAGAAAAGGAGGTGGATGCATGTCTTACGATGGTTCAATTTTTGCCTATATTGGAGCAGATACTAAAGACTACGAAAAAGCTATGAACGATGTTATAGCCACTACCAAAAAAGCCTTTGACGACGCTCAAAAAGCTGCAGTCAATAGCTCTAATCAGATGATTCAAAAAATCGGTCAACTGATGAATGAATTAGCGAGTAATACTGGTAGTATCGGTAGCAAAATCGGACAAGGGCTAAAAGGTGGGCTAAATATCGCGCTTGGTGAAATACAGCGTATTGCATCCAATATCGGACAACGTTTGCCCGAACCCATACAGGCTGGGTTGAATAAAATTGGCCAAGGGTTCGCTAGTCTTGGAGCTAAAATTTCTGGAGCACTATCTCCAATCACAAGCAAAGTTTCATCTATAGGCAATGCGATTAGTCAAAAATTAGGGAGTGCGTTTAGTGCAGTATCTAATAAGGCTAGCAATTTTGTGAATCAGGTTGGTAATTCTCTCGGTGGAAAATTAATTGGTAAGATTAGTTCTTTGTCCAGCAAAATTACCAGCGGATTAGGTAATGCGTTTCAACAAGCGGGTAGTAAAGCGACTAATGCTTTAATGGGCATTGTAAATCATACAAATCAGGCTGCATCTGCCACAAGCAATCTTATCAAGACGGCTTTGGGTATTTCTGCAGCATACGCAGGATTCAACTTCATCAAAAACGCAATTGGTGGTGCGGTTACTAAGTCAGCTGATTTTGAAGCTCGCATGAGTAGTATTAAGGCGGTTACTGGTTCTAGCGCTGACACGATGAAACAATTCCACGATGCGGCGATTAAAGCGGGTGCTGATACGGCATTCTCTGCTACTGAAGCGGCAGATGCCATTGAAGAACTATCAAAAGCTGGGGTATCTACCAAGGATATCTTAAACGGTGGTCTAACAGGTGCTTTGAACTTAGCCACAGCTGGTGAACTCGATCTGAAAGAAGCTGCAGAAATTGCTTCGACTGCTTTGAATGCCTTCAAACGAGACAATCTGAGCGTAGTGGATGCCGCAAACCAATTAGCGGGTGCTGCGAACGCTTCGGCAACAGATGTCCACGAATTAAAATACGGGCTTTCAATGGTTGCGCCAGTCGCTAGCGGTCTTGGTCTATCATTTAAAGATACTACGAACGCCCTTGCAGTATTTGCTCAAAACGGTCTTAAAGGTTCTGATGCAGGTACATCACTTAAAACAATGTTGATGAACTTGCAACCTCAAACTAAAGGTCAATATAATGCGATGAAACAATTAGGTATCATCACAGAAGATGGTGCTAATAGGTTCTTTACTGCTGAAGGTAAAATCCGCTCGTTTGCAGAAATTTCCCAAGTGTTGAAAGAAAGCCTTAGCGGGTTAACACAACAACAGCAACAACAAGCATTAAAGACATTGTTCGGTACTGATGCGGTTCGTGCTGCAACTATCGCAATGAATGAGGGTGCAGATGGCGCTAACAAGATGCAAGCGGAAATCAGCAAGGTTACTGCAGCAGAAGTAGCGGCAGAAAAGTTGAATAACTTAAAAGGTGCTATTGAAGGCTTGAGTGGATCATTTGAAACGCTTCAGATCAAACTTGGCGAATCTGTCTTGCCACTATTTACTACGATTGTAAAATATGTGGATAAGTTAGTGGATAAGTTCAGTCAGTCTCAAGCGGTTCAAAAATTTACTGATGCCATGGCTACTATCAACCCTGTCTTAGACCATTTTCTCAATGGAACTAAGCTGGCAGATGGGGTAATGGAGAAATTTAAAGGGACAATGTCCTCTGTGGCGCCTATCCTTGGTTTAGTAGGTGGCCTACTCGCATTTGGTCCTGCTACTAAAGGTTTAACGCTGTTAACAGGTCTTTTAGGCGGTCTTGGTGGCAAAATCAGTAGTTTCGGTGGTGTCATAGGCGGTGTGTTCAATAATGCTGCAGGATATATCGGAGCGTTTTCTGCAAAAATAGGTGGCATTCCTGGCGTTTTAGGAGGCGCTGCATCCAAAGGTATTAGCGTACTTGGCATGATGTCACAAGGTATTGCATCGGTCATGAGTATAGCTTTAGTATCTATCGGTCCTGCTGCAATCCTTGGCCTTGTAGTAGCTGGACTGGGGATCATTAACAATCAATTTGGTGCCCAAATAGACCAGTTATTAAATACGGTGACGACCAAAGGTCCTCAAATCATTCAAAATCTTGTATTAGGTATAACCACTCAAATCCCTGCTTTGATTGCTTCGGGCGCGGATTTGATAGCAAAATTTGCCAATGCATTTGCGACTATGTTTCCAGTCTTAGTTCAAGCTGGTGTTGATTTGATCGGTAGTTTAGTTCAAGGTGTAGGTCAAAATGCACAGTCGCTTCACAGCTCGGCCATAACGGTTATCGGAACTTTTGTACAATCTATCGCTAGTGCGCTTCCGCAGTTGCTGGGCATGGGTATGCAACTAATCGCAGACTTAACTCAGGGTGCGCTAAACAACATGCCACAGATTTTGCAATCAGCTCAACAGGCAGTCACTACATTCTTGACGGGCATTGGTCAGCAAATGCCACAGATTATTCAAAATGGTATTCAGATTTTACAAAACCTTGTAAACGGCGTTATCCAATCGCTACCAACGATTCTAAATATTGCCGTTCAAGTTATTACATCCTTTATTCAAGGGTTGGTATCTAACTTACCTGCAATTATTCAAGGTGGTATACAACTAATCATGTCTTTAGTGACTGGATTAATAAATGCTTTGCCACAAATTGCTCAATCAGGGGCTCAAATCATCGGAGCGTTGATAAAAGGTTTAGCAACTGCTGTCCCTCAACTAATTATGGGTGGTGTAGAGCTGATAGCTAAATTAGTCTTTGGATTAATCACTGGTATACCTAAGATTGTTGAAGCCGGAGGCAAAATCATTGGCGAACTCGGTAAGGCGATGCTTGGAGCAATTCCTGAAGCTATTGGGAATGTTGCTAAATCCGTAGGTGATTTCTTTGGAGGTATGTGGGATTGGATCACTGGTAAAACAGATGAGGGCGCAGAGAAGGTCAAGGCTAAAACCTCAGAAATGGCTGATTCTGTATCGTCTAAAACCTCAGAAATGTCCGTGAATGCTCAGAACAACGTTTCTAGCCTCAAGGAAGGCGTGCAATCAAGTATAAGTATGTTAAGCTTGAACGCTACAAATTCAAGCGCGACTATGATGACTAACGTAAACAATAATATGTTAGGCATGCAAACCAACGCTACAATGCAAGCTCAAATGATGCAAACAAACGTTGGAACATCTATGGATCTGATGGGTGTTGATACGCTTAATAAAGCTACGAACATGCAGACCAACGTTGATGCAACTATGCAGAACATGACTGCTAACGCAAGTTTGAACGCACAAAACCTTGCAACCAATGTATCTACTAGCATGTCTCAAGCTCAAGCGAATGCAACAGCCCAAGCTCAAGCCATGCAGACCAATGTGGACACAAGTCTGAACACCTTGAATGCTAATGCAGGAACTACAATGCAGTCTTTGCAAAATGTATCTAACACAGCTTTTCAAGGTGTAAATGCTGGAGCGACGGCATCAACTGCACAAGCTTCTGCAAATGTACAGGCGAACTACAATGCGATGCAGACTTCTGCTCAAATAAATACTGCTGCAGTCCAAGCTGTAACAGCGACTAATTTAGCAGCAGCGGAAATGGTCGCTCAGACCAAGACCGCAAGTATTGCAAACATTGTTACATCGAACCTTAAGAAAGCCGAGACTAGCACTACAAATGCAATGAATGGGATTGCCAAATCCATAACAGATGGATTGAACAAGGTCAACCAAGTCGCGTCTAGTGCTGGGAATAGAATTGCTCAATCGTTTGTTAATACATTTAACAAAGCCAGAAGCGCAACCCAATCCGGAATGTCTGCTGTAGTATCTGCTATCCAAAGCGGAATGAGTAGAGCTGTTAGCGTGTCTCAAAGCACAAGTAGCTCAATTGTATCAGCGTTTAGCCATCTTGGTTCATCACTTCAAACCGTTGGATATTATGCAGGAATAGGTCTCTATAATGGTTTAGCAGGAATGGCTGGCAGTCTTTACTCGCTCGCATATTCAATTGCTTCTAACATTGCAAGCGTGATGCGCTCTGCTTTGGATATCCACTCTCCATCTCGAGTAACATCTTCTATCGGTAGTTTTACTGGTGAGGGGATGTACAACGGTATGTCTGATTGGGTCAAGAAGATTAATGGAGTAGCCAAACAATACGCTACTGCGATTACTGATCAGCGATACGGAGTAGATAGCTTGATTACCACATCGGCAAGCGTAAACAACACTGGCTTACGCTCATCACTCGAAAATCTCAGCGATGACGTTCGAAACTCTCAATTATCAGATACTAAATTCGAAATCCACAATGAAATTGTCGGAGATAAGATTTACACATCTGTTAAAGAAAGAGAGGCGCGTTTGAGAGCGAAAGATGATTACTTTAGCTACGCATAGAAAGGCAACTAAATGGATTTATTGATTACACATGCTAATGCTGAAACAAGACTGTCTCAGCTTGGCATCTATAACATTACAATTGATGACAGTTCGCCTTCTCTCGAGGTGGATAGGCGAACAGTGAAGGGGCGTAGTGGTTATATCCACGACGGAATAACATTACGTCAGAAACTTATAAAAGTTACGGGTAGGCTGGCTGTTGCTAGCCTTTCGGCTTTTATGGAGAAACAAGACGAGCTTGCAGGTTGGTTATATGGTGACGAGCCTTATTTTGTAACCAAAATGCACCCGACACAAGATGATTTGTACGAATTCGAATTACCAGGAGCAAAAAACGGAGATTTAAACCTCTTAGATATTCCTCACACAGCCTGGAAATATCGATATAAGGTGCATATAAACAACGAAATTGAGTATTCGTTCATCGGCAAGTCACAAGCAGGCTTAAAATATGATGTTTCGTTTGAGCTTGCAACAGCAGAACTACCGTTTGGAGAAACAAAACCGACTGATATCACATTAAGCGGAGGAACTATTCCGTACAATGGTACAGCGGCATTGAACCAACTTGAAACGCCTTACACGATCGAGCTGGCTTCAAGCGCAATACAAAATAGTTTCTTTCTGGAAATCGATGGCAGGAGATGGAGCTATGCCCATACAGAAACGGCTATTCAAGCCGGTCAGAAATTGTTGCTATCTGGTGTGGAATCCACTCTATATAAGGGTGTTGCAACATCAGATTTAAACATTAACAACAGGACAAATTACGAATATTTTGTAATTAGGCCAAATCCTCAGAAACAAGTGAGGTATTCAACTAATTTCAGAGGAACAATCCGAATTCTTGGTTTTAAAGAATTGTATAAGTAGGGAGGTGATAATTTGATTACATTTTTAGATGAAAAGGATAATGAATATAACGCCCAGGTAGCATATTCAACGACCAGTTCTGTTAATGGCGAATTATCAATTAAAGGAACTATTTATACAAACCAAACGGTTCTCCACGGGATAGATCGAGGGTGGCGACTGAAATTAGATGATGAATATTATCGAATTATCTACGCAAAACCCAATGACACTGGCAGACAGATAGAAGTTGAATTTGATGCCGTGCATCAATTCTTCTACGATATGTCCAAAATGTCATTATACGAAACTCTAGAGGGCTCAAAACCTATCAGAACATATCTAGATGCTATATTCAAAAGCACATCTTACCGCTACGTTTTAGAAGTTGAAGTTGGGTCCATCAGAAAAGAGAATTTTGGTAATAAATCAAGGTTGAATCTTTTTAACGACCTTATCAAACACGCTAATTTAGAGTTTTCTGTCAGTGGCCATGTCGTGCGGATTTTGAAGAATAACGGGACAGACCAGTCTGCTATTGTCAGAAAAAACTTTAACATGAACGAGCTCACAATTGAGAAGGACATCAACAGTTTTGTTACTTATCAGCGTGGCCTTGGCATGTGGAAAGATGAAGAAAATCATGATTTAGGAAGATATGAAGCAGTATACGAGAGCCCACTAGCTCAAATATACGGTCGAATAGAAGCTGAGCCAGTTGTTGATGAGCGGTATAAAGAAACAGGCAAGCTTTTAGAACGTCTAAAAACTAATGTGGATAATTCTTATAAAGTTTCTATATCTATTGATATGGAAGACCTAACAAAAGCTGGATATAAGCTGTCAGAACCTCGCGCAGGCGATTATATCATGGCAGTCAATGAGACTTTAGGCTTGAGAAAGAAAATTAGAATCGTTTCGCTCATTAGTGAGTATGATGTTTCTGGTAAACTAATCAGTCGAAAAGTAACATGTAATGATATCGGCTCTGTTAAACGAAATTCGGGTGAGATGAGCGCTCTTTCCAGATCAGTCACTGACTCGTTGGAAAATAGCTCCAGAGCTCTAGATGTAGCTACACAAGCCCTTACTTCCGCTGACGGGAAGAATACAAATTATTTCGGAGATAAGAAACCAGCTGACATTCCAAAGGGAACGTTAAAAAAAGGCGACCGATTGTTTTTGACAGTCGGAGACAAAAAGGTTCTGTATTTCTGGAACGGGGCTGAGTGGGAGCTTGAACCGACTGAGTTTGATAGTGACAAGTTTAACGCAGAGTTTGACCGCAAGGCTGAAGCGATAAATAAAAATATCCAACAACTCGACAACAAAGCCTCTGAAGCCTTGACGAGAGCTGGCGCAATCATTGATAGCCAAGAGTTGCTGGATAAGATTAATGCCCATCTCCTTTCAGACGCTAATAATGATGATAACGGAATCTTGGGCAAAAAGTTTCGGATACAACGAGAAGTCAACCGTTCAACTCGTGACATAGCGATATCAACTAGAGATAAGCTCACTGACTACCAACGCACAAACGACGAGAACCTAGTCCGCATTGGTCAGCAGTTGGGCAACACAGTCAGCAAGGCCGAGATGAAGCAGACAGCCGATGGTATCAGAGAGACGATTTTAGAGCTTCAAACAAACGGTTCAGGCGGGCCTAATATGCTCAGAAACTCTCGTGCAGACGATGGCTTGCAATATTGGACAGAGGCTAATAATAGACTAGGCTTTACATCTCACATCTTCTACTTCAACGGTCAGAAGAAGATGTTTGAGTTGAGGCCTGGAGCAGTCGTTAAAAGCCCGCGTTTTATCGTTAAACGCAATGCCGACTACACGTTGAATATTTTGGGGTTTGATAATAACTCTAAGTATTTTAGAGTTTATTTCTGCAAGCGCAAAAAGGGCTCAACGGCAGATTTTGAAGAAAAGCAACTGGTCTTTGACGGACAACCACAATGGACAGACGGCCCTGTATTTAACAACGTCAAAACTGCTAAGAAGTCGTTTAAATTTAACATCGGGGAATTTGATGACGGCTATCTTCAATTTGAGTATGACCGAAATAACCCCAATAAATGGGGCGGTCTATTTATGACCGAACTGGACTTTTACGAAGGCACAACCGATCGTAAATGGCAACCGGCTCCTGAAGATGGAGCAGAGTGGCTAAATGGTAAGATAACCACATTAGACCGCACGTTAGACGGCATTAAAGCGACTGTCACGGAAGCCAAAAGCTACATCGACGCAGACGGGCAGAGAAGACAAGAACTGAACCAGCTTATCAGAGACGAGACAGCCAAGGGTATTAGCACGGTCTTATCTACCGTAGAGCAGTCAGGCTATGCCAAGCGTACAGAGATACAGTCTATCACAGAGACGCAAAGGCTCTATGACCGTATCATAGGCACGACGGAAGACGGAATCAAGCAGAACATTGCTCGAATGACGCTGACGGATAGCCTATTTCAGACTGAAGTTAGCAAAGCGATAGATAAAAACTTTAATTCGGTTAACCAAGTTACTGACCCTTACGAGCTTGCGAACCGTCAAGTTGATAGATTTTCAGCTTTAGAAAATTTTACCCTTGAACAGGTGAAAGGATCTCCTTACAGTAAATTATGCTTTACGATTAAGGATTCAGGCGATAAAAGGCTGTTCATACCTTTGAACAACCTACCAGAGGATATGAGACAGTTTTCTTACTCTGTTAAAGTCGAGACAACAGGTAATGCTAGTGTCTTCGCTATCTCTCTTCGGGGGAATACGAACACATATTGGTCTTTGAGTAAAAAAGTGGATGGGAACATTTACAGCGGGACTTCATCCGTTCTAAACTCGGCTCAGAAGGTCAGCCCAGATTTGGTAATTGTTTTCAGCGGAACTGGCTCGGTTAAAGTTAGAATGCCTATTGTAACCGCCGGAACAGAACCGACTGCCAATACAGACACAAATACA